AATAACATTATTAATAATCCAATTAAGAAAACAGAGAGAGGAGCAGGTAAAAATCGACCTGCTCCCATCCCCTCTGATTTTTACCCTGACAAGCAAAGCAAGAACCTAGCTATTGATTTAGGATTGGAAGAAAGTGTTGTACAAAAATTTATCGATTATTGTGCTTCTCGTGGAAAGACAACAAGAGATCCTCAGAGTGAGTTTAGATTGTTTGCGAGAAGAGAAGCTGAATACTTATTTGGAAAGGAAGAAGATAGTAGGGCGCCCGTAGCTCACTCTTCGCATAAAGACTATTCACCAGAAACACCTAAGAGTTACACACAAGAAGAAAAGAAAGTTTCGTCAGAACAGCTAGCCAAGTTGTTTGAAGGAATGGGTATGAAAGGCATGGCAGCGAAGATGGCAGGTAAGCTAGGAGGCTTAGATGGCAAAAGAAAAGGAAATTCAGGACAAATGGAAACAGAAAGCTACCGCCGCACGCAATGAGGAAAGAAAAAGATTGCTTGCGATAAATGATTTGGATGCCTTAAAACTTCCAAATCCCGATAGATATCAGCGCATGAGGTATCAACGGGAGATAGAGGCTGCGGAATGGTTGGCTGACATACAACGCAAGATGCCAACTGAAACGTCAGTAAAGACGAAGTATCAAAAAAACACAATTACATGGGGTAAAGAGCATGACTGAACAAAAATGGGCAAAAATATCCTCAGCAATTTCTTTGATAAAAGATTTGCATGAAGAACAAATGGAAGTTTTAACAGAAATAATAACTATTCTCACGGAAGAGGAAAGTAAAAATGCGAACCAAACCAACCAAGTCATATTGGAAGGCTTATAGAGGGCTGTACGGCAACGATAAGTTAAATTTAGTGCCTGAAGAAGGGGTAAAAAAAAAGTCGTCTCCTAGAGCTCGTATTGAGGTTCCAAGTGAACAAGATGAACAAATCAGAGCTTCCGTTTGGATGGAGAAAATGGGAATTGCTCATCATCATTCTCCTAATGGTGGGTTTAGAGATGCCCGAGAAGGCGCCAAATTCAAGCGTATGGGCACCTCTGCTGGTTACCCGGACTTTGTATTACCTTATGCCAGAAAAGGATACCACGGGCTTTACATTGAGGTTAAACGTAGATACGGAGGTAAACTTTCGGAAGCGCAAATTTATTGGCGAGATTTATTGATTAGGGAAGGTTATGCCTGGTATGAAGCAAAAGGCGCTGATCAGTGTATAAAAATTGTACAGAACTACTTAGGAATGACAAATGAATGATCTAAGTTTTGATGAAAGCAACGCCTTAAGTGAAACAGTAGTCATGTTCATGGAAATGCCAATTAGAAAATTAAGATATACAATAAAATCATTAAAAAAATATAAAACCGTTGAAGCAAAAGAAGTTATTGATATACTGCAATTAATTATTAATAAGAAGAAAATAAAAGTTTAGTCCTTGGCAGTGATTTTTACTATGTAAGCTATACGTGTTTTGTCACGTATCTCCTCGTTTTGGGGTAAAAATATTTGGGACGACCCGTGAATAGCGGGTTTTTTTATTATGAATACATGCAACCTACTAGAGGATCGCTAGTGGCATTTTATGTGAAGTTTGTTAAGCCGCGCATGTGTTCGCCAATTATGTTGTTACATATCTATGACCCATTTACCTTCCCCATGTTGGGTGTACTGCGGTGCGCACTGCTTGGTATAATGGGTCGTCAGTTTACGGAAACAGCGTCGCTGATTTCCAAAGGTTATGCCCTATGATACCTGGCCAATAGGATTTGAGTAATTAACTCAATTAAACAGGCATGATGAATCATGTGACCAGCGAAGGGTAAAATAGGGCGCCAGTTTATGTAAAAAATGTCGTGGAAATGAAATTGAATAGACAATATTTTTTTGATAAATATTTAAACAAAATTATTGAATATAGGGAAAAATATTCAATATTAGAAAAACAATTAGAAACTGCTACTGCTAGAAATGTAATATTTATTAAATCTTTGCAAGAAGATTTGTCGATAAAATTTTGTAAATTTATTCTAAAACCAAATGTTTATTTTGAATTAGAAGAGCAAAAATATATTGAAAATTTATTAATTAAAGATTAATGGAAACAGCGTCGCTGACAGTGAAGCGAATTCGGTAACACCCTGTGAGGTGTGAAACGGTTAAAACCCGTGGCAGACGAGCCTGAAAATGGTAGACCACAGCGCTGAAGTTCCTGGCCAGAAGAACGTGCAATTCGTTCCTGTTTCCAAAGTTTATGGCCTATGATATTTAGTATGGGGTTGGCATAGCCACACCATTTAAATGATTAGCTAAATAAGATAGGCCACCAGTTTATGCCCGACGATACTTTTTACAAGACGAAAGCCTAAGTTTGACGAATGCGTTCCACGCACTAGGATGATAACCGAGGGTTAGTAGAAACGATTTAAAGGAAAATAGGGCGCCAGTTTATGGCCGACGATACTAAAACTATAAATTAATCCTTTGATGGATACTAATCCTTTCCGTGAGAGTCGGATGATGTTTTGGGAAAATAGGCCTCCATTTTTTATCTACCAAAAAATTACCAATTAATGTCAAATTGGTAATTGTATTTTGTTAAATGTTTGATGGGTTAAAAAGATATATATAATTGATTAATATATAATTTAACTTTAATTTTGTTAATTGCTCTGATAAGCTCTGTTAAATGTTCATAGCCGATGATACTGATGTGCGAGTTTTATATTATGTCCGTGCTGGTCATTACTAGTTAACTCCAGCGGAATGAAAAACTTTATATCTGAGGGAAAGTAGGCCTCCAATTTATGGATTCAGTACCTCAGATGGTTAGAGGACATTGAGTACTATAGTACTAGGTGAAGTCGTTGGTTCAACTCCAACCTGAATCCTTCAATAGTAATAATTTATTATTTGATATATAATGTCTCGTTCCCTTCCTTTTTTCCCTTTCCTGTTTTAAATGTATTTCTGGAGTAAATTAATATGGACATTAATGTACCAGCAGGTCAAACCAGTGGTCTTCATTTGCACGATAGAAATGAAAATCACACAAACGAACATTGCTCTTCTGCCGGGCAAGTTGAACGCTTAAGTTTAGCTGGAATTTCAGCAACTAATAGCAATGCTGTTGAAGGTCGAGCATTAACCAATGCAAATGGTGTTGAAGGTCGTGGAGAAACCGAAAGATTCGGTTTTCAAAACTTGAATGCTGTAAGAAATGAAGCGGTAGAAACACGCAATAAAGTTGAACGCAATGGTGATAAAAATGAATCCACAACTGAAAAGTTTGGATTATATAATGCCAATAAAGTTGATCAGAGCATCGATGCTACAAAAGATGGCATTAAAGATGCAATGCTTCAATCTGCACAAGACACAGCAAGTTTAATGGTAAGCCAAACTATAGGCTTTAAAGATGGACTGTTAAAAGCATGTGGTGATACAGCTTCAATCATACAAAATGCTAACAGCGGTTTCCGCGATTCTCTTTTGCAAGCTTCTAACAATGCCGCAGCTATACAGGCTTCTATTGCTAGCGGTGTTTGTGGAATTGAAAAAGAAATAGCTTTTGTTAAAGGTTCTGTTGAACTACAAGCTGCAAACAATCGTGCTGCGTTAGAGCTAGAAGCCGCTAAGAACTTAGCCGCTGTTCAGCTTACAGCAACAATTAATGCAAAAGATGCTGCATTGACAGCTGCACATAATACAGCTGCATTGATGGCTAAAATTGCAGAATGTTGCTGCGAAAATAAAGCATTGGTTATTGAAAAAGCAAATGGTACTGATATGCTGATTCGAAAACTTGATGAAGATCGCGTTAAAGATCAATTACAATTCGCTCGTGATGAATTGGTTGCTCTTCGTTTACGTGCTTCTTTAGTTCCACCCGTAGTTGCAGCAGTGTCATTGTAATAAAAAGGGGGCATAAAGCCCCCGTTTTTTTATTCGCATACCTTTATTCTTGATTTTTGGCTTTCTTTTTTAGAAGCGCTTTATCTTGTTTTACATCCCATTTCTTTATTTGCTTAGTAGCTTTTTCTATAGCCTTGTGCATTTCTTTTGCGTGTTTTTCTAGTTGTTTTTTGGTGGCGTATTTGGTCATGTCTGGTTTTTTATTCATTTATATATTCCTCTCATAATATTTAGTGCATCTTTAATTAAACCTGGTATTCCTTCGCCTTCTTCTTCATTTCTTGTAATTAAGCTAATCGCTATAAATTTTACGAAATTCTCTAAATCTTTTTCATCCATATTTCTTGCAAATGGATATTTTTTGTCAAACTCATCTCTTGTTAACATTCATAATTTCCTTAGTTATTGAAAACAAAGAAATACTATCATAGTCAATGTTCCATGTAGAACAATTTATGAATATTATGATCAATTTTTATCAAGTTAATCTTAGCTTGCAATTATTAAAAGGTAGGAGCAAGATGATCCAGAAATTTAATCTTACAAGTCGGAGTCAAAATGGAATATTTGATCGGGTTTGGAATTGGTATTGCAATCGGTGCGTCTATCATTATCTATCGTCATTATAAATCTGACTTGTCGTATAACTTAGCTGTAATTAAATCTGACTTAACCTCTATTCATGTAAAAATTGATAATTTCCTTAGTAAAAAAGTAACTCCTTAGTAATATTTGATCTATTTTAGCCCTACTGCGTGGGGCTTCTTTTTGCGCGTGAGTTTTTTATGATTATAAGTAGATGTTGTAAATCTAATGTATATCTTTTGATCGATTATTACGTATGCGAGACATGTCATTTTTGTTGTGATACGCTAGATTCATCAAAAGAACATAATAAGGATTATCAAAATGACGCCAGACATGAAGTCGAAATTAAGGCATCTTCTTATTAGTCATGAAAGCTATGAACACTTTCCTTATACAGATACCACCGGTCACATCACAATAGGAATAGGTAGAAATCTTAGCGATAGAGGAGTTCTTCCTACAGAAATTGACATGATGTTTGACCATGATGTAGATTATTTCTTTAACTTCCTTACTGATCATTTTGCGTGGTTCCCTAAGTTAAACGATGCGCGTCAGATCGCATTGGTTGACATGTGTTTCATGGGAACACGCTCCTTTCTTACTTTTGATAAAATGATAGCGGCTTTAGAAAAAGGCGATTATAATCTAGCTGCTCAAGAAGTAGTCAATTCAAAATATGAAGACCAAGTCGGTCAAAGGGCAATGGATATTGCCACTATAATTAAGACAGGAAGTCTAGATGGAATTAAAGCAGCTTAGTTCTATTATATCAAAATACTCTCCTTTTCTGGGCGATGCTGTTGCCACCGTTAGTCCTTTATCAGCTGTAATTATACGATTAGTAGCTAAATTATTCGGCGCAGATCCTACAAATATTGATGACATCACCGCTAAAATTTCGTCTGATCCAGATGCAGCAGTTAAATTAAAACAGATCGAAGCAGAGAATTTTGGCAATGCTGTAGATGATAGAAAGAGTGCTCGTGAGCGTGAAGAAGAGATTGTTAAAGTAACAGGTAAGCGTGACAGAATATTGGATTTCATTGCTATCTTAGTCGTACTTGGATATTTTATAATGTGTGCTATGGTAGGATTGACTAGAATGGATCAGAGTGATCATGATGTTCTTTATATGATGGTAGGACAACTTACTGCTGGATTTATCATGGTACTTGGTTACTATTTTGGTTCTAGTAATAAGCAATAGAGGTTAAATTTGAAATGGAGTTAGAAAATATAGCTTGTATCATGCTACTTATATTTTTTGGAAATGCGATTTGTTTGGCATGTGTGGGAATGATTTATTTAATGTTTAAAATTATACATGGAATTTAATAATGAGATGCAGCATTTGTGTTGGTTCTGGAAAAGTTATGGGTGGTGGAATGATGTTACGCTCCTGTACTGAATGTGGTGGATTGGGAATTATTGAAGAAGAAGAAAAAAAAAAAGATATTGAGGAAAGTATCAAATCAACTCCGCATTACAAAGATGCGATTGATAATATTAAGGCACTTAATCCAACTATCACTGAAGAAGATGCTAAGAAAATGTTTTCGGAAGAACTTAAAAAAATAGAAGACAAGGATGATGAAGGTGATTCTAATGCTAGAAAGAAAAATAAAAGAACTTGAGAAAAAATCAAGGCGTTTATTATTTTGCATAATTGTATTGTCATTAATGAATGTTCTTTTACTTTTATGGATTGGATCAAATGTGAGTAATTCAGATAAATGCAGTATTGTTTTCATGGATGGATAAGAGAGTATTTATGGCTAATACAGGTGGAAGACCCACTATTTACAGCGATGAATTAGTAGATTATGTGTGTGGATTAATTGCCACCCATTGCATGGGTTTGCATGGTTTGTATGCTGAATATACTGATTTTCCTCATCCAAGAACTATTCAATTTTGGGTATACAAATATCCAGAGTTTTTACGCAAGTACCTAGAAGCTAAGAGTGCTCAGTCGCATATTTTGTTGGATAATACTATAGATATAGCTAATTATAATACTGATGATTCATTACTAAAAATAAATAGAGATAAACTTATTATTGATACTTATAAATTTAATGCAACAAGATTAAATAGAAGAGATTATGGAGATAAGACTCAAATAGAGAACATAAATCCTACCGAAGAAAAAGAAGAAGTAAGGAAACTGGTAGAAAAATGCAAGAAGAACATCAAAAAGAAATAGATTATGATAATCAATTAAGAGAAGATTTGTTATCAAGTCTTTTTTTATTTCACTGCGTTATATTCGAAAAACGTACCGGTCGTGAATTTAAAATAAGTCATCCTGATAGTAATGAATCACATTTCATTACTGTTTGTCGTGAACTTGAGGATATGTTTTATCTAAAACATAACAGATTAATAATCAATCTTCCGCCTGGATGGGCAAAGTCTGAAATATGTAAGAGTTTCATTTGTTGGTGCTTTGCTCATTATCCAGATTGTAAATTTCTTTATATCAGTCACTCGTTTGAGCTAGCTGTAATTCATACTTCTGAGATAAAGCAAACAATGATTATGCCATTCTATCGCAAGATGTTTGGTATTGAGATAAGGCGTGATAGCTCAGCTAAAGACTTTTTTAGGACCACAGCAGGTGGCGCCGTTGCTGCATTTGGATCTAAAGGTGCTATAACAGGTCAAGATGCTGGATTACCTGGCGAGAATAGATTCACTGGCGCGGCAATGATTGATGATATTCATAAGCCAGAAGAAATCCATTCAGATACAATTAGAGATCGTGTTAAACGTAACTATTTCGAGACGGTAGAAAGACGTTTGCGCGCGCCCAATGTACCATTGATATTGATAGGGCAAAGGCTTCACGAAGATGATTTGATGGCGCATTTGATGTCAGGAGCTGACGGTCAAGATTGGCGTAAAGTAATCATCAAAGCGCTTGATGATGCTGGTAATGCTCGTTATCCTGAGGTCAATCCAAAGAAACAATTACTCATAATGAAAGAGAAACAGCCTTATGTATTTGCTTCACAATTTCAACAAGATCCTATGCCTGCTGGTGGTGGTTTATTTAGGACTGAGTGGTTTCCTTTACTTGATGTGTCACCTGATATTATATCTACTTTCATTACCGCGGACTCCGCAGAGACTAAAGAAGAGTATAATGATGCTACAGTTTTTAGCTTTTGGGGAATCTATAAGATCAATTTTAATGGTGCTGACATTGATGGGTTGTATGGTCTACATTGGATTGATTGTCTGGAATTGAGAGTTGAACCAAAAGACTTGCAAGACGAGTTCATGGACTTTTGGACTGGATGCATGCGTTATAAGATCAAGCCAAAGTTTGCAGCTATTGAGAAGAAGTCTACTGGCGTGACTTTGATATCAGTTTTAAAGGATATTCAAGGTCTTCGTATCATTGATATAGAGCGCTCAGGAACCAAAAATAGTAAGACCAATCGTTTCCTTGAGATGCAGCCATTCATAGCCAGCAAGCAAGTATCATTGCCTGCCACTGGCAAGCATACTACAATGTGTTTAACTCACATGAGCAAGATAACTGCTAATAATGTCCACAGGTTCGATGATATTGCAGATACTTGTTATGATGCTGTTAAGATGGCTTTGATAGATAGAATTATCATCAACAAAGAGATTGGTACGACAGATCATAGTGCTATGGCTAAAAACTTGATATCTACTTACAACAGGATGGATAGACTTAAGAAGGCGGCTTATGGGAATTAATTTTTTAAAATTAATATTACATATCATTATATTTATAGTTGCTGTTGTTTTAGTAAGTATGGTTATGGATTTTTTTACAGACATACATTCAATAGCAAAAGACATTCATCATTATGTGGGGTTGTTTGATGGAAAATAATACAATCAATTTATCAAGAGAAGAATTAGAAACATTAATAGCAGAAGAATGTTACGCACATGTAGTTAAATATCATGATGAAAAGTACGAAGAAATGGATTCAATTTATCGTCAGGTAAAAGTATTGTCTACTGATATATTTGAAAGCAATATAAGAGTTCTTAATAGACTTCAAGAAATAGAATCTATGATAAGCGCACATAGTGTTGGTGTGCAGAATGTATATGATGAATTGAAAGTAATAAAAGAAGTATATGAAGTATCAAAAATAGATAAAGATTTATTTAACAAAATTCATAGTATCAAACAAATAATGGAAGAATGATTGTTAATTTCATAAGGAATGTCAGATATATGAGGTTATTTGATGGAAGATAAAAAGAAGAAAAAAGTAATATCAGAAAAAACACACATAAAACATATGTTTGCTAAAGACAAAGAAATAGATTTTCTAAAAAAAGTTGTAAATGATCAAAGAATTCTATTGGATAGAGATAGAAATAGAAAAGATGAACACATGAGATCTTTATACGAATTGAGATCATATGATGAAATAGTTAATGATATTAAACAAATGTTTCATAATAATTTGCATGATATAAATATGAATATCAATGAAGTTAGAACATTTATGATTGAAACTTGTCGTGTTGTTGAAAGATTAGAAAAACAATTTGGAGAACTGTCACATGGAAGTGGCAAAAAGGCACCAAGAGCAACTAGAAAGGATTAAGACAAATGTACGTCGTTCATACGACTACTTCAAACCAAACTATGACAGATACAACGAGTTCAGACGATTTGTATTTGAATCATCTCTAAAGGATGATGAAATACAATTACTCATGGCTCAATCTAAACCTCAGCTTGAGTTTAACGTACTAGAGGCTTATATATCGCGTCTATTAGGCGAATTCTCTAAGCAAGAGCCTGATATTGAAGTTTCAGCAGATGATCAGAGTAAAGCTGATCCAATGACTATTAAGGTCATAGAACAGCATCTTCGCCATACTTTGTTAGATCCTAAAAACCATAACACTCGATATGAAGTGTATAAAGACCTGTTATCTGGAGGTTTTAGTTCTCTTAAAATATTTACTGATTACGCTAATCCTATGAGCATGCACCAGATCATTGATATAGAACGTGCATTTGATCCAACATTGTGTGGGTATGATCAATTAGCACGCTATTCGCATAAAGGGGATGGTAGATTCTGCTTCGAACTGTTTCCAATGTCTAAGGATGATTTCAAAGAAGAATACCCAGACATTGATGTAGAAAGGTTAAGTTTCAAGCGTGGCTTTGCTGGTTTCAATTGGTCATATCTGAATGATACAACTCCAACATTAATCATTGCTGACTATTATGAGAAGAAAAAGAAAGAGACAAAGATCGTAGAGACTCGTGAAAATAAAGTAATGACGCTTGATGAATATAATAAGATGCTTGATGAATGGGATAAGTTTGAAGCGCCACCAGCAATCATTGGTAAACCGCGTAAGACAATGCTTGAAACTATATGCAGATATCGCCTTATAGAAAATATGGTGATGAAGTATGAAGAAACAGACTTTAGGTGTCTTCCACTAATATTTGTGGATGGTAGTTCTGTTATGGTTAAAACTCCTAAGAATGGCAATGTAAGGCAAGTATGTAGGCCTTATGTGTACCACGCTAAAGGCGCTCAACGTCTTAAGAACTATGCTGGTATTGCATGGGCAAACGAAATTGAAAACACTGTGCAGCATAAATTCATGGTTGCTAAAGAAGCATTACCTAAAGAAGAAGACTTTTTACAAGCATATAAGGATGTGCAGAAAGCTAGTGTGTTGGTTTACAACTCAGTACACGAAAACAACCCAGATATGCCTATATCGAACCCTATTCGTGAGATTCAGCGTGTTCCAATGCCGGTTGAGATATCTCAAGCATTCACTGGTTCCGATTCATTAATTCAGAACATTCTAGGTAGTTACGATGCAAGTCTTGGTATAAATAACAATCAGCTTTCAGGAGTTGCAATAGTAGAAGCCGCTAGCCAAAGCAATTCTACTGCAATGCCATACATTGTTGGTTATCTGCAAGGATATAGTAGAGCCGCAGAAGTTTATGTTGATCTGATGCCTAAGTATTATACGACACCTAGAACGCTTCCTCTGATTGATGAAGAAGGCAAGAAAGGATATATCAAAATAAACCAAGATGATGGCATGCCGATGGATTTTGACACTAATGATCTAAATGTCGTAGTAAAAGCCGGCGCTTCATTCCAAGTTCAGAAATCTCGTACGCTGATGATGGTAAAAGAAATGATGGGCATGTCTCCTATCTTTGCTCAGTTCATAGCTGAGAAAGGATTGAACTTTGTCTTGGATAACATGGAAGGTAAAGGTGTCGATCAGCTTAAGAGTATGGTGGATGAATGGTTACAAGAAATGCAGCAACAGAAAGCTATGGCAATGCAGCAACAACAGCAAGAAATGCAGAATAACCCTGCTGTGATGAAGCAGAAAATAGACGCCCAAAAGTTGATGCAACAATCAGTAAAAGATGATAAACAATTCCAGATGGATATGGCTAAATTAGAGATGGATGAGAAAAAGTTATTGGCTGACTTGCGTATATCTCAAGATCAATCAGCTGTGCAGCTTGTTAAGGCCAATACTGAGAGATTTGCTAAGTCTGTTGATTTACAGATGCAGCATCATGATATGAAACATAGGCATATGAAAGAAGCTATTGAGACTCATCATATGGTTTCACAGCCTAAAGTACAACCTCAACATCAAGGAATGTAAAGAATGATGGTTTATTTGGTTACTATAAATTTTAATGGTTGTTTAATGAAATTCGCAACATTAAGAAAAGACATTGCGGACGATGTATTTATTTCTTTTGAGTTATTAAATCCAGAAATAGAAGAAATTAAGTTAACAGGAAGTTGTGATAAATGTTAAGGAGTTTGATATGAGTGAAAAGAAAGTAACATGGAATGACCTGCATGAAGCGACTCAACATGAAATAAGGAAAACTTATAAATTGAATGATCGTCAGTTCGAACAACAAATCAGGACGCATATGGATGGAGCTAATGCCCAGGAACGTCGTCAATTATATCAAACAGTATGTAGTAAAAGGAGATAAACCATGAAATCTAATCCATTCAACAAGAGAGAAGATAAGAACGCTAAGAAAGCTTTTGCTAAGACAAAGTCTGATGTTAAGCCAGTTGCTAAAGATACAAACAAGACTAAGCGTAAGATGGTTAAGCCTACCAAAGGTAAAAGATATGAATGAAGATAATAATAGGTAAAGTGTGGTATGCATTAAATGGTCAATCTCCTTTTGCATTGAAAATACGTGGATTAGGAATAATGGAATCTTCATTAATTAATGGATTTGATACTGTAGTATTAAATAAAATTCAATTGAAAAAATTAAGAGATCAGATAGACAAGAAATTAGGAGAACATGAGATGCCATTAAAAAAATCATCTTCAAAGAAAGCTTTCAAAGATAACCTAAAGAAAGAAATTAAAAGTGGTAAGCCACAGAAACAGGCTGTTGCCATTGCTTATTCAGTTAAGCGTAAGGCACAGGGTAAAAAGAAATGACATCACCTGTAGAATTGGAATTACCCAAGGAAAAAAGATTCAAATGTCCAACTCATGGTGAAATAAGTGATGCAGAATCTTTGTTTTTAACAGTACATTTGAAAGATGGAAGTTATAGATCAAAGAGAAGATGTATAAAATGTATTATTTATTTTATCGAAAGTACTTTTAGTGAATTGGAAGAGATAAATGACAATATTACAACTTAATCCTACTTTGCCTGTATCTTGCCCAAAAGGTAATGGACAAGCATTATTTTTAATAGATTATGGATCTGAACACAATCTCATGTGGGTAATCGCTATTGATGATACATGCGAGATTTGGACTTACCAGAATCCAGAGGTTAGAGTGCAGAAGAACATAACAATGGGTAGAATTAACAAGACATATAAATATGAAATTGATCCTAAAGTTGAAACATGTAGGCATGAAAACATAATTGTATTGACGTGTATGCCTCCTATAACTAAATGCAGTGATTGTGGGTTTGATTTATCATAGAAGGAAAATAAATGTATTTTGTTCCTCAGCCTTATAAATGTCCTAAATGCGAATATGAGTTTGAATGGTCTCAACATCAAGATCCCATTGGATTGCAAAGACCATATTGCCATAACTGCTATGTTGATTTCATATCAAATAATGTTCCATTAGGAATTATGATTGAGAAAAATAAATGATATGTTTATTCAAACGCCACAAATTCAAACGCACTCACAATCATTTCATAGGTGGTATAATAGCTATCCATGTTAGGTGTGAAAGATGCCACAAGAAGATGATGATATGGTGGTTAACTGATAAAGGTGAAGAAAGAGAAAAGGGTATAAGGATAAGTTTACTATGAACATAGAAGAAAAAATTGATTTGGATATGAGATTGGCTAAGCTAGAAAAATCAAGAGAAAATCATAGAGAAAGATTAGATAATCATTTTGATTTTTGGCGTGAACTACGAGAAAAAATAGAAGGAATTTATGTTAGTACTCAATTTGACATTGATAGAATTACTGGAGAAATAGATAAATTAAAATTAGAAATAAAAGAAATTAAAAGATTTCAGGATATAACTCATCTTCAATATAAGAAAGTAATAGGTCATGCAGAAAAATCACCTTATAAGTGTCCTGTTTGTGATGGCACAACAGAAATGCGTGTACATGAAGTAGCTGAGAAAGATTATCAAATAGCAAAAAAAGGTCAGTTAATTACTAAAATAAGCCAATGTTCTGCTTGTGAAGGAGAAGGCATTGTATGGGGATCAGCGAATGGGTAAGTGTTAAAGATAAATTACCTGATATTCATAATAATGTATTAATTACTGATGGAAAAAATTGTTATATAGGTCATCTTGGTAATGACAAATTTTCTTGGTTTACTGACTTAGAATGGAATCACCATAGAAATTATATATGTCGTTCAGTAACTCATTGGATGCCATTGCCTGATTTACCAAAGTAGAAGACATTGTATGAATTTCATTAAAGAATGTAAAAATAATAAAACAAACTCATATAGGTCTTACAGAAGATGGTATTTTGGATGGAGTGCTATTTGGTTTAACATAGATTGTAGTTCACCTTACAAAAGATTTGAAGTATTATAGAACAAATTCCATGGAGGAAAGACAAATGATTGACAACGGAAAAGTTAAAGATAACCATCAACAAGGCATTGAAAGAGTCAAGCAACGCGGTCCTATGCCTAAAGGTCAACCTGGCAAGATGTCAGACAAAGGAAAAGCAAATTGGAAGCGTTCTGGTGATAAACTAACTCCCAGAAAAGCATAATTCACCATTCATTTGATAAGGATATCAAAATGGGCATTAAATCTATTTATACAGATACTACAGGTCAAGTTCAGGTCAATCCTCGACGCGTTAAAATTATTACTTATGATGGTCTATCAACAGTTACTACAGCTGGTTATCTTTCAGTAGCTCCTTTGTCTACATATTCTGTCTATCCAACAGATGTGTTTGATATTATTTATTCATACTCTGATGCTACGAATAGCGGAACTTATGGTGAATTTTTACCTACGTTTAGTAATGGTATTGTAACGCTAAGTCAGGCTGCCTCATCTGGTATTACATTGCCAACTATTGCAAATCACATTGCTGTTTTCAGTAATACTACTGGTCAATTAGGTGAAGATGCAGCAACTGCTATCAATGGCGGTAACATTCAGGCTGGTTTATCTGGAACTGCTGGCTATGTTGCATCTTTTCCTGCAACAGGATCAAAAGGTAGTTTGCGTTTAACAGCAGTTGCTAATACGGGTGATACGCTTGTTACCATTAGTAACGCATTGCATGGTCAAGCTTCTGTTTATTCTATTCCTGATTCTGGCGCGTCTACAGCTAATTTATTGATTTCAAAATTAACAGGAACTCAGCATATCACGGTAGGAAGTTTAGCAGTTGATGCTGGAACTTTAACATCAGGCATAGCAACAGGCGGTACCGTAGGTAAAGTAATTCTATTTCCAACTACAGCATCAAAAGGATCTTTAACTTGGCAAGCAGTTGCTAATAGTGGAGATACAGCTACTATTTTCCAAACAGCGGCTCTTGGTCAAGCTGTAACTTATACTTTCCCAGATCCAGCGGGTGCTACTGGCGCGCCTTTAGTGGCTCCTAGCGCTTTAGTCTCTGGAAATCTTGTTAAAGCGAGTGGTACAGCAGGATTGATTGTAGATGCAGCTTTTGCATTACATGCTGGCACGACAGCATCTTTTGCAGGCGGTGGCACTACTAATACATTTACTACTACTAATATGACATCTTCTAGTATTGTAACGGCTAACATAGTTACTTCTACTAACTCAGTAAGTATCACAAAAGCAGTTCCTGGAACTAATCAATTAGCAATTACTTTTAGCGCTGATCCAGGTGCGAGTACCACTCTAAACTGGATTAGTATTACCCCAGCAGTAGCTTAATAAAGAGGAAAGTTATGAAAAGAGAAGACATTGAAAAACGTATGATCGATCTTGAAAGAAGTATTGCTCAGACTAATGCAAATTTAAATGTATTACTTGGGCAAAGAGAAGAATGTCAACACTTTTTAAAATGTTTAGATGAAGAGAAAAGACTAATTGATGAAAATGTAATTGATATTAGCACTGCATCCTGATTATTCATTTATTCTTAATTGGTCTTTAAACCATTGGTCGGTTTCTTCTACTGGGTAGTAGATCCGACCTTTTCCTTCTAGTTGAAGGAAGGATGGTTTTTCTTTTTTGAAAATTCTTGCTTGAAACCAATGAATGGAATAACCGTAACGTTTAGACGCTTCTTTAACACTAAGATAGTTTTTACCTAAAATCTCTATCATGAATTTATTCCTTTAAATTCTATAAATCAAACACATGCTATTTTGTGTTATTTTTTATTATTTTTCAATATTTTTTACTATTATTTACTATTATTTTTTGCACCATTTATGCGATAGGTATAGTCTAAAAATATGGATAAAACCATCGAGACTCTTGCGATATGAGAGGCACATACCGTGGCGGGGAAATAGCCAATGCTGCTATGAGCATTCAATCATAGACGAGACTCGTTCGTTAGGCGAGGCGTTTACCGTTGCGGGGTTAATAGCTAAGGAAGCATTGATGGAAAGCTCAAATGGAATGAGCCAAGGTCAAGATACATCTTCACCTGGTAGTTTAACTTCACCAGCGCCAGCACAGCAGCAATCAGCTCCTGCGCCCTCGTCTGATGAAAGGGTTTTAAGGCAATCTGAAGTAAATGAAATCGTTAAACGCGCAAAGTTAAATGCGGTTGATGACTACAAGCGATTGCAGTCTGAACAGCCAAATTACTTTAATCAGAAATATGGGGAAAATGCACCACAGCATCAACCTGTAAATCAGAATGCGCCTACTCCGAACGAAGCTCATTATAGACAGATAGCCGCTCAAGAAGCTCAACGATTACGTGACGAATGGGTACAAGAAGCACGTACCAAGTCCGAATCAGAACATGCACAAAGGATTGTGCAGAACTTCTGGGATAAAATCTCACCTGGTAAAGATAAATATCAAGACTTTGAAAAAGTCACTGGCGATATTGAATACGCACGTTTTCCAAATGTTGTACAAATGTTATCTGAGCACATAGATAATGCTCACGATGTTTTGTATGCCTTTGGTAATGATCCTATGAAAATGTCGCATCTCGAAGCATTGGCTGAGAGATCACCCAGGGCTGCTATTCAACATGCGCAACGGTTATCGCAATCTCTAAAAGAAAACGATAAAGCTTCAAAGATACGCATGCCCAATGAGCCATTAGATCAACTGCGACCTTCTAACACTGGAACGGATAATGGTGTTATGGGAGCAAAGGACTATCGTGCTTTACACAAAAGCCGAGGATGGTCTTAACCATAGCATAAGTATCCGAACTCTCATTCATTGATAGTTAGGAGCTTACTCATGGCTACGTACCCGAATAATATTTTGCAAACCGTGCAGACGTATCAACGTTCTTCACTTGCATTATTGCTTAACCTTTGCTGCCATATTGCAACAGCAAATACAAAATTTAAAGACTTCGATAAGATTCAAGCTAACTTAGGTTCTACAGTTACGTTTGATCTTCCTCCAAGATTCACGACTACATCTGGCCTTGTTGCTGCATGGCAGCCTGCTGTTCAGCGTGTATTGCAGTTAGTTTGCGATCAAGCTAACAACACATCGTTCGCAGTAACAGCGCAACAACGTATCTTCAACTTGGAAAAAGGTGAAGAAGATTACATGCGTGTGTTTGGTAAATCAGCAATTGCAGAATTAGCAAACTTAGTTGAATCTAACATTGCATTGAACTGGGCATCTGCTGTTGTAAGCGGAGTAGATGGCACGACTAATACCTTTTCAGGCCCATATCGTTTCTACGGCGATGGTTCTACAAGTCTAAGTTCATACCAACAATTAGCTCAAGCAGTCATGTTCTTCAAGAACTATGGCTCTGTTGCTGAAGGCATGAAAATCTATCTTCCTGATACTGTAATTCCATCTATCGTTGGTAATGGATTAAATCAATTCGCTCCTAACCGAAACGATGACATAGCCCTCTCATGGGACGTGGGTGATTTCGGCACGCCATTAGTTAAGTACTACCAATCGAACTTAATGCCAATCCACGTTTCCGGTAACAGCGGTGTTGCTGGTAATCTCTTTACGGTAGTAAGCACGAATGATCCTACTGGTCAGAATGTTACTCAAATTACTGTAACAACCAATGGTAGCGCAACAGATGCGAGTGCAGTATTTGCTGGGGACTTATTCCAGTTCAAAGATGGTGTAAGTGGCCAACCTAATATGCGTTATTTGACATTCATTGGTCATACGCAATCCGCTAACCCCGTGCAATTCAGAGCAACAGCCAATGCAGCATCTGCTGGTAGCTCAATCACATTGACGATTACTCCTGCATTGAACTGGGCTGGTGGCGCTAATCAAAACCTAAATAATCCAATTGCAGCTGGCATGCAGATCCTAACATTCCCATCTCATCGTTGCGGTGGAATCTTGGGTGGTGATGGTCTGTTTATGGCTATGCCGCAGTTGCCTGAACAAAGTCCTTATGACACAGCGAATGAATATGATGACGAAACTGGCGCATCTCTTCGTTTGACATATGGTTCTGTATTCGGACAAAACCAAACAGGGATGATCTATGACGAAACTCACGGTTCAGTAATTGTGCCTGAGTATTCCATGCGCTTCCTTGTTCCATTGTCTCAAGGCTAATAATGGAAAGGCGTCAGTTTGGCGCCTTTAACTTAACGGATTAAGAGGAAATTTATATGACAAATCCACAAATTCAGAATGATCCAGTAATCACTTTACCTTTTCTTTATAAAACAGGATTGATAATTTCTAATGACGCAACTACTCCCAATACTGTACTTGATATAGCACAGGGGCAATGCCGTGATTCCAATGATATTATGGATATTACATTAGGAGCCAATAATCCTAATTTAGAAGGAAATACGGTTGCAGCACCTTTAAAATTGAATGCTGCTGTTAATGGTGTTAATGGTCTTGATACTGGATCGTTAGCGGCAAGTACTATGTATGCAGTGTATATGATAGCCGATTCACGCTATTATAAGCCTGTAGCAAGTATTTTAACTCTTGCTTCTAACACAGCGCCTCTAGTTCCTTTTGGTTATGATTCGTATCGTTTAGTAGGATATTGGCCAACTGATGGTAGTTCTCATTTTTTACTTGGTTATGTAACAGGAACTGCTAATTCATTATCATTTTTCTATGATGCTCCTCAAGCATCAAATATTACTGCCGGTGCTTCTACTACTTATGCTGCTGCATCATTAGTTAATATTGTGCCTGCCGTTAATAACTTATCTGTGCTTATTCAAAGTGTTTACACATCTCATGCTGCGGCAGATACATTGAAAATGCAACCAGGTAATGGAACAGGTGACATGGTTACGATCGAAGCACCTAGTACTAATGTTTTATATACAGACTCAGCATTAGTTTCACAGTTAGTGACAGGCGTACCAACTATTAACTATAAAGTTTCTAGTGGAACATCTCCAGCTGCTGTTGCGATCAATGTTAGGGGATATACCTATTCTGTTTAAAGAGGTGAGCTATGACATACCTTGCTCAAACTCTGGTAACGAAAAGTTGGTATTTATCTGGAATCGTCGCCCGTAATCTACAAGTTCCCACGGGCGATCAGATTACTGATGGCTTATTTTTATTAAATGCACTTCTTGATTTCAAGCAGATTGAAACTGATTTGATTCCTTATTTTACCTATAAAACAAATATTTTTTGCGTTTCTGGACAAGAAACGTATTTCATTCCTAATTGTGCGTTGATCCAATCAGTTACTTTTAATATTGGTGTTGTTAGATATCCAATGCAACCTTTAACTGACACTTCTTATTTTGGATCTAGTCGTGTTGATAATATTCAGACATTACCTTTTAACTGGACGTATGTAAGAGAATTAGGTGGTGGTAATTTATATCTTTATTTTTTACCTGATCAAGCATATCAATTAAAAATATTTGGTAAATTCTTTTTGACAGATGTTTCATTAACTACAGACTTAACTACTGTTTATGATACGTCTTATATTGAATATCTTAGATATGCATTAGCTGGTTATATGTGTTCTGAATATGGAATATCTTTCAATCCTGATTCACAAAAGATTCTTGATTCTTATAGAAGAAAATTGATGTATTTATCTCCTCCTGATTTGAGTATGCAGAAGTCTTCTATATTGACGCAAGGTGCTCCTCTATCGTGGGCGCAAATAAATATCGGGATGGGGTGGCAACCTGGGTAATTATTATATAAATAAAGGTTGGTAACCAATGATTACAAGAAAAGGAAATACCAAGCAATTCGCATTGAATATAGTTGGTTCCAGCGTTTTTGGACGATACGCCAAAATCAATAGTGAATTTACTTATAATATGTTTGCATCTGATAACTTCATGGTTCCTTATGCAGGTTATGAAATTGCAATATCCGCAGCTAATTTTGGAAATGGAAAAATAGGTAGAGGATGCTTCACTAGCACTAAATTCAATAGAATAGTAACAGTTATTGATGACAGAGTTTATCTTACTACTATTACTTATAATCAAACTCATTCTCAAGTACAGAATTTCCAAGTATCACAAATTGGAACTTTGCAAACTTCAAGTGGTGTTGTTTACATAACAGAAAATAATAAGCCACAGATTGCAATTTCTGATGGT